CCCGCACGAATAGAAACCGTCATAGTCCTGCCGCCACGTTTGGCTTACCATGCAGCGGCCAAGAATGCCCGACCAGCCGTCAAGGTGGCTCACAGCCGCGTCAATCAACGCGGCAATGAGCGAATCTTCATCGTCCGAAGTCACGCGCAAATGCTCCTTCGCCCATGCTAGAGACACAGGCGAAGTTGCGGGCGCGATAGTGCGGACGGGGGCCAGCATCATGCAACCGGACGGTTGGAAGCGTTGCCGCGCACGACAAGCACACTGAGGATCGCGGATGTGCCCGACGACAAGGTGTTGACGACCTTGACGTAACGCTTGTTCCCGCGATAGCCGATCTTGGAACATGTGCCAGCCGTCAAGGCGGTGTCCGGCGTGTTGATCAGATCGGCAGCAGCCACGGCGGTGTAGGTGCCGCCCGAGGTCGCGCATTCCGTCATCGACGGCACAAAGACCGCCGAGCCGGTGATGACGCCGCAGGAGATGAACACTTGGCAGCTATCGTAGCCCTGCAAGTCAATCGCCGCCGAAGTGTTGGTGGCGGTCACGGAAATGGGTGCAAGCGCCACCACCGCATTCAGTTTGTTGTGTTGGTCTTTCATCGGACCATCCTTTTCATGGGTTTGAATGGTGCAGGGCGATCATTCGCCCCGCATGAAATCAGGAAGCCGCGAACTTCATCAGTTTGATGGCTTCAAAGTTGCGGATGCCGCCACCGACGCGCTTGGTCGTGTAGAACAGCACGTTGGGCTTGCTGGTGAAGGGGTCACGCAGGACGCGGATGCCGAACTTGTCCACGACCTGATAGGCCCGCTTGAAGTCCGCGAACGCGATGGAGTAGCTGTTCGCCGCAATCGCCGACATGTTGTCATCGGTGTAAACCGGCTTCATCAGCACAGTTGCAACCTCGCCAATCGCAGTCGGCGCAGCCCAAACAAACTTGCCGTCCACGTCTTTCAGCTTGCGCACGGCGCCCATGGTGGCATCCGACATCAGCCACGAGGCGTTGTTGCGATGGCCAGCTTTCAGCGCGTAGTAGAGGTCAATCAGCGCATCAGCAGGCGACAGGGCAGTCGTCGCCGTGGCAAACGCACCAGAAGCCCCCGAGGCGATGTAGCCCACGCTACCCCACGCATACGAGGCGTTTGCCACGTTGGTGTAGGACAGGATGCCGCGCGGCTTGTTCACGCCGTCGCCGGTAGCAAAGGCAGCGCCTTCTTGTTCGGCAAACACGGTCGAAACCTCGTCAGCCAGCCATGCCGCGATGTCGTTGCGGCCATCGTCCAGCATCTTCTGCGTTGCAGCCGGGTTGGCGTACAGTTCGCCCAGGTTGATCGCGATTTCTTTCAGCGTCGGCGATGCGGTTTCCGCGCGCGATTCCGATTCACCAACCCAGCCCGAACCAGCGCCGCCTTGGTTGACCAGCAGCTTGTAGGTATCGCCCGCCGAAATGGTCATCACCGATGCCAGCGAACGGATGGTGGAAACCGTACCCAGCACGCGGTCAATGGATTGCTCCATTTCTTCCGGCACCAGATAGCCGCCGTCCGGATCGGAGTTGGTGGACAGCTTGGCTTTGATTTCCAGATCCTTCAGTCCCGCTTCGGCGCCATTGCGGAAAAAGCGGTTGAAGGCCAAGGCATGTTCACCGATTGCCGGGTCTTTGCCGTCACCGGCGCCGCCGCCGACTTTCAGCGCAGCGATACCGGCGTTCACCTTGTCCAGTTCCTTGGACAGCGTGCCAATTTCCGCGTTGATCTTGTCAACCTTTTCGCTCTGGACGACATCGGCCTTGGCCAAAGCCGCATTGTGCGAGGTCTTGAACTCTTCAAAGGCGGTGTTGATCTGCGCGATCAGCGCCTTCGGATCTGTTGCGTCAGCGCGAACGCCGACAAGCCCGCGAACGGGGTGTTTTGCGTAAGACATTGGTGTCTCCTATGAACGCAGGGTTTGCAGTAGCTGGCCAAGGCCAGCGCTCAATTCGCCTGCATCACGCGCGGCGGGTTCGGCTGCATCTCGCGGGCCGGAAAGTGAGTTGATCAGTTCGGAACGCTCTTTGCGCCCAACACCTTGTTTGGCCAGAGCGGATTCCATTTGGCGGCGGGCCAGAATGTCGCCGGGAATAGACGCGCGGGCGGCGGTGTCCACCGATGCGGCATCCATAACACTGTCGGCAAAGCCGTTTTTGACTGCCTCGTTGGCGCTCAGAAACGTTTCTGCATCCATGAACGCTTCGATTTTGTCACGGCTCAAACCAGTACGGGCCTCGAAAATGTCGATCTGCGCGTTGTCGATCTGCTCAAGGGTGATAATGGATTCCGCCAAATCGTTGCGGTTGCCGATCACCATACCCCAAGCGTTGTGAACCATGATAAACGAGCCGAGGCCCATGCGGATATCATCGCCCGCCATGGCGATGTAAGCCGCCGCAGAGGCAGCAATGCCCATCACCTCGACCGTCACCTTGGCTTTGTGCTGCCGCAATTCGTTGTAAATCGCAAAGCCTTCAAACACCGATCCGCCGGGCGAGTTGATTTTGACAGTGACATCCTTTGCCCCGATAGACCGCAGGGCTGCATTCATACGCCGTGCTGTGAAGCCACCGCCCGACCATGGATCTTCTCCGATCACGTCATAGATGGTGATCGTTTCTGGCTGGTCTTGCGCGGCCATTGGCATATCAGTCCAGCGCGCCAAGGCATCCGATGGCACATCCCACGAATAGCCTTTTGGCTCCTGAAGCGCTTTAATTTCAGGGAGTTTGAGCAGGCTCATTTTGGCCTCCTGTATTTGGCGCGGTCATGTTGGGCGGCGGATAGAAAACATCGCCACCTTCGCGCGGGTTCTGATCTTCAAGCGCGCGGATCTCATTCGGCGAGGAAACGCCCCACTGCAGCGCCTTCACATGCGCCTCCCAGCGGGTCTTGATATCGCCTTTGACCAGCGCGGCCCGGTTGAATCTGGCATAAAGATCAGGCTCATTCTCTGGCAGAATGTCGCGGGTGATCGTCTCTTCCCAAGTGGTTAGATAATCCTCAAGCGTGTAGGCAACAAAGCCGAGCGACTTCTGCTCAAGGCCCGTTCCCCAATTGCTGTCCGACCCGGAATTGTCGCCAAGCATCGACGGCGGCACACCCATGAACATAGCGATGTCAACTCGGCTAAATTGCCGCGCCTCGATCCATTGCGCATCTTCTGCGGTCATTGACATAGGCTTAACGTCCATGCCCTCTTCCAAAATTAGCGCCTTGCCTTCGCTCTCACCGCCTGAGCGGTATGCGTCAAGGCTGGCCCGCAGATTTTCCGTGCTCTCAATCCCCAGCTTGCCAGGATGGGTCAAAACCGAAGAGGGGCGAGCAGCATTTTTGAACGTGGTTGACCCGTGACCTTCCATCGCCAGCGAAGAACCAATGGCCTCACGCGCATAGGTGATGGCCGAAACCCCATGCACACCATCCAGTGACAGCCCGACAAGGTGCATCACGTCCGATTGACCAAGCGGGATCTGTCGCCCATCCTTGCGAGTAAAAACATAGGACAGCGACAAATCTGCATTCTGTTCGCACTTCATCCGGTCAGGATTTAGCGGGATCAATTCCAAAACTTGGCCGCGCGAAATCACCTTCATCGCATAGGCGTTGCCGCGCAAAACCAAATGCGCAGTCATCATCCGCCGGAACTGCGAAGGCGTCTGCCAGCGGTTCGGCTTGCGGCGCAACAGCAACCATGACCAATGATCCGACGCATCATTGCGCGTCCGAGCGTCCACGCGCCGCTTGATATCCAACGGCAGGGTCGCCACGGCGCCGGAAATAATCCGAATGGACGCATAGACCGCTGAAACCCGCATGGCAGAATCCGGCGTTACAGCAATACCAGACGCGCTTTCAACCCCGCCCCGCAAAGCTTCTTCCAATTGATGCGACGTGGTGATGGTAACCCCACCGCCAGCCGACTGATAGGATGCGCGCGGCGGTTCAACTGCCTTCCCACCGAATAGGTTGCGCCAAAATGCCATCAGTTATTCCTTCAAAGCACCAGAACGCCACGGCTTGCGTAAACCGACACAGCGGCAGCTTCATCGCTCCACGTACCGGCAACACTCATAGCCATCGCCAAGGCCACCATACCGTCAATCCGCCCGTGCGATTTGATCTTGGACAGCTTCCTGTTGCCCGCCGGATCGGCCTGCACCGTCGCGTTAGCCGCACACATCGTCAAAACAGGATGTCCGCCGTGGGCTATTTTGCCGTTCAAAATCGCGCTTTCCAGATCGCGCAAAGCCGGGGACATGGATTGAAACCCCTGCCCCATTTGTTCAAACAGAGCGTTGTCGCCTTCAAGATGCTCCTCGGCAAATCCAGCCTTGGATAGCCACGGTTTCAGGTGCCGCCAGTTCCAACGGTCAAAGGCGATCTTGCGCACATCGCCGCGCTCGCAGAAGTCAAAGAGAAACCGCGCGACAAACTCGTAATCGACAGTCGGCCCAGGCGTTGTCTGCAGCCAGCCATCCCGCGCCCAGATATCGTAGGGCACCCGATCAGACCGCGCTTTTTCCGTTAGGTTCTGCCCCGGTAGCCAAAACGTTGGCTTCACTTGCCACACATGATCGACCGGCGCGACCGGAACAAACGCGGTCAAGTCATTGACCTCTGACAAATCCAAGCCCGCGAAGATCGGCAAGCCGTCAAAACTTTTCACCACCTCAGTTGCGCAAGCCTGCCAAACCACCCGCGAGATAAACGGCGCGTTCATATCCACGCGCTGATTCAAGATCAGGTTGCGGTATTCAGCCTCGCGCGACGGCATCCGCTTGGCGTCCTGCGCCATTGCCAAGGTTTCCGTCGCGTTCTGAAAATCACCGAACGCTGGGTTTGCTGCCCTGATCGCATCATCGCTGAACGGGTCTGAATCCATCGGTGCCGTGTAAAGCGACACCACAACGCGGGGATCTTGCCCGCTTAATCCGTCCTCAATCAGCAGCGACAGCAGATCGGCATCTGTCGGCGCCTGGGTGCTGATCACAATTGACAGCGGGCTTTCCTGCGCCCCCGTTGCCGTTTCCAGTGCCTCGTAAAGTTCCGACCTCGGCCCCTTCACCTGCCCAAGTTCGTCATGGATGATCAGAACCGGGCTTAGACCGTATGCAGTTGAGGCATCCGCAGACAGCGCCCGATAAAGCGTCCCCAACTCTTGGCAGGCCAGTTGCTTGGCCGTGTCCCTGATCGTAATCACGCCCGACAAATCCGGCGACATGCGAACAGTCTTGGCCGATAGCGCAAACAGAATTGCCGCCTGATCTCGCGATTGCGCCGCGCTGAATAGCTGGCTGTTCGGTCGCGCCTCAGGCCCGCATAGATGCAGCAAGCAGATAAACGAGGCCAGCGCGGTTTTGCCGTTCTTGCGCCCGAAGCTTAGAATCGCCCGCCGCGTTCCGTGCTGGTTGTCATAAATCCGGCACAGTTCCTTGCGCTGCCATTCGCGCAATAGCACCGGCTTGCCAACGTCGCGCCCCTCTGGAATCCGGCAATAGCCCTCAATCCACCTGATGTTGCGCTCGCCCCGCGTTTCCGCTTTTGGCTTGCGCGCCGCAGTCAGCTTTCCCAAGGACGCTTGGCCTGCATTGGCTTCTTTGCCTTCTCGCTGATCGTCGCCTGCAGAGTGATCCGCAACCGCGTTGCCAGCGACGACAACGCTCGCCCCTCGCGCTCCTGCATCCGCAACAGCATATCGTATTCCGCCAAGTCGATCTTGCCGCCTTCGCCGTTACCTGCCTCACAAGCCGCCACAAGCTGGGCAACCCGCCGCGCCGCGACAACATGCCGACAATATTGCGAAAGCACCCCATGCGTTTCGCGCGGAAACCAATCCGCCGGAAGCCGATTTACAACCGCCCACCATTCTTCCGACTGCTCGTCCGTCAGATCATAGGGCGCGTCCGGTCGCGTGATCCGTTCGACCGGCGCCGCAGTCTGAACCTCAAGCGATGCCGCTGACTTTGGCCCTCGCGTCCCCATGTATCCAACCTTTTTTGTCGCCGTTACTCT